AAAGTATTTTTTATTATAATTTTTGAAATAGTTTATCAAGGGTGCATCTAGTATCTTTGTACTATTCTATATCTAGGAGGTGCTTCGTGGCAGTTATAGCGATTATAAATAAGAAAGGTGGACTTGGTAAGACTCCAATAGCAGTTAATACAGCTAAAGCAACTGATTCTATTATATTAACTAATGATGATGATGTTGTTGAGGTTGTGCATGGTAATACTAAAGTTCTTCCATTAAATGAGATAGCAGAACTTGACTTCAATGCTCTACCAAATACAGTTATTGATTTTGGTGGTTTTGTTGAAGCAGGTACTACTTCTATTATAGAGAGATGTGATTTGGTAGTTGTACCTGTAGTGAACAATATCTCTTCTTTAAAAAGAAGTATCAATGCTATTGATGAGTTGAGTCAGTTAAATAAAAATATTGTCATTGTAGCAACTATGACTACTGATAAGAGTGACTTAGAAAATATCAAAACAACATTTAAAGATTATAAGATAAAGGCTTTCTTTGAATTAAAGAAAACAGAATTATTTAACAACTCTTTAAATCAAGGTTTAGGAATTGAGGATTATCTTGATACTAATAACATTCTTAGGATGGCTTATGGTAAAAAGAAAAATCAAAAAACAGATAGTATCCTTGAGCAATGGGATAACTATATTACATATGTTAAAAAAGCGATAAAGGGGAAATAATGGCAAAAGACAATAAGAAGATGGATGATTTACTAGCTAAAGCAAAAACAGGTGCAAGTGTGAAAACATATAAAGATGCAGATGATAAACCAAAAGCTGCAACTGCTCCTGTAGCCGATAAAAAAGAAAAGGCGAAAGTTGGTCGGTCAAAGGTTGCACCAGAAGATAAGAAAAAAGCTAGACAAGTATTCTACAGCGATAATGAGTTTACTGATATAGAAAACTGTGCAGATGAAATGGGGATGGATGCAAAAGCATTTATGCAAATGTGTATCAATCAAAAAGTTAAATCAATGTTAAAAGTTGAAGATGAAAATTAATAAAGGATAAGTTATGACATATAAAAGGTTTCAAGCCTTGCTGAGTTTGGCGACTGCGAAAGGCTTGAATTTAATCACAATGAATGATTTTAATCAATTTGCGAAAGTGTATTCTAACATAAAAACTGAAAATTTACAAAAGGCTATTACATGAATAAGGATTTAGCCTTAAGAGTATGCAGAAAGCATAACAAAAAAATAAAACTCAATTGGTGGTCCACTCAAATGTATATTTGGTATGACAAAGTGGAGAAGTGTTTTAAGTCTGGTGGCAATGAGCCAATTAATTTAGATTTTCTACAAGATGGAATATTTGAAATACTACCAAGCAATGATAAGTATCTTGGTGGATTGTTTAACTTAGGAGGTTGATTATGGAGTATTCAATATATGAAATACTTAAGATGATATAGGATAGTGGAACTTTACTTCTTGAAAAAGAGAAACAAAAGGCTATCAATGAATTTGAAGATTATAAAACACAATATTATAGAAACTATATAGATGATGTTTTAACATTTTTAGACAAAATTTAGGAGCCAAGATGGAAGATAAAAAACCAGATTTTAAAGAGTTGAACATACAAAAGAAACTTGATGATGATTTTGAGTTCTTTGTGAACTTTGCTCATAAAAGGCTTGAAAAAGAAGAGTTCATTTGGAGTGGTTACAATCGTAAAATAAAAACAGAATTATTGAACTGTTATAAGTTGATGTATTTACTTCTTATTATCAATATTCCACCAAGACTTGGTAAAACTAAATTACTAAGATACTTTATGGCTTGGACTATGAGAAAACATGCAAGGACTTATAACAACTATTACACCTACTCTGATATGCTTGTAAATCAAACTTATACAAATATAGCTGATATTTTCAAGATACCAGAGATTGCAGAGGGTCTGGAATCAACCTATAAGAGAAAAAAAGAGGATTATTCCAACTCTGTGGGTGGTGGACTTTATGCACAGACAACATTTGGTCAAGTAACAGGGTTTGGTGCAGGTTCTAAAGATGATACTAAGTTCACAGGTTGTATTGGTATCGATGATCCTCATAAAGCACAGGATACTTTGATAAAGATTGCAAGTGCAAATAAAGCTATTAAAGGTGCAGTTCTAAATAGAAAAAACAATCATAGAGTTCCTATCATCTTGATTATGCAAAGAGTTTCTAAGTATGACTTAACAGGCTTTTTGATGGAACACTTCAAAGAGTGGTTTGAAAGTGGAAAAGCTAAACTTTTAAAAATACCTGTAGAGTTAAATGGAAAATCAATATCTAATAAAGAGTATCCTCTTGAAGCTATTGCACTTGAAAAAGAGAATGACCCAGATTACTATTGGACTCAACTTATGCAAGACCCGAAAAGTGTTGAGGGTAAATACTTCAAAGATAAACATTTTGAAAGTATGCAAAATATTCTCACTCTTAAAACCGAAGTGATCATATCGTTCAATCCAGATGAAGCAACAGAACCTATTGTATTGATTGCTTTTAGAAAAGATGGTAAGGATGTGGTTATCGTAGATTATATTGAGAAAACTATTGAAGCAGATAATTTCTTTACTTCTATAAGTGAATTTGCAAAAGATAACAATGCAAGAAAAGTGCATATCCCATCTGCTCTTGTGACTAAAACTGTAATGCAGGAGTTGAAACCTCTTAAAGTGGAAGAGGTAGAAGAGAATAACAATGTACCACTAAGTGCATTTTATGCAGTAGGACTTTTAAAAGGTAATAAGATTCATATCAAAGATGATGAACTGTATGAAGCCTTTAAAGAAGAGTTGAAACTTTATCCTCATAGTAAGAGAGATTTTGTTTTAAAAGCAATGATAAGTATATTGGAGATTTTATTTGTAAAAGGCTCTAGTAGATTGTCATCTAGTATTTAAGGAGTTAGTATGTTGGAAAAAATTAAAAATGAAGCACCAGAACTTCAAGAAGTAGCAGACCAAGAGGGAATGAATGTTATGAGTCTTTTTAACAATATTGCAGGAACTCTAAGAACTGTAAGCATTGAACAAACTGCAATGATATATGCAGTTCCAAAGAGTGTTGTTGAATTTGTTAATGAAAATCGTGAGTTTATAAAAAATGGGAAAGATGAAACTATTTCTATATCTGTTAAAGAGTTAAACATATTTTGTGATGAAAACAACTTTTCAAATAGAACATTTTTGAAAATATTTGAAGATAGAAAGTTATTGATTATTGATAATGACATAGACAATGATATACACTATAAAGGATATGTTTATAAGATAAAAGGATTCCCTGAAAGTATATTGCATCTATCATTCAAGGGATGTGGGGGAAATATAGCTTTGTGTAATTAGTATAAAATTATTATACTTATATATAATATAATTATACAAGATAGAGAGATTATGTTCTCTCTATCCATCCTGCGAAAAATCGCTCTTGACTGTGGTCATCATCTACTATGTTATAGTAGTGCATAAATTGCAGACCATTCAGCACCTTTAAAAGCTTATGCTTTTTTACTTTTGATACGGCACTCATAGTTGCAGGACCAATCCAACCATCTACTTTTAAATCTGGATACCAAGTTTCTACCCTGTTTAAAAGATTCAATGCTCTTTGAAGCATTTTTATAGCTAATGACATTCCACCATTTACACCTGTATCAAACAGTTCATAAGCTAACTCATACTCAAAGTCATCAAGGTTCATTTTTGAAGTGTTCCAAAAATCGTTGTAGTAGATAGTTTTTGCATCCTGTAAAGAAAGAGATTTTATATCTAAGTTTGGATAACTTCTTTTTGTGATTCCGTACTTAGTTTCTCCACCTCTGTCATCTGGGTCAAATACATATCCACCCTCTACACCGATTAACTCTTCAAAAGCTTTATCAAATTTACTCATAAGCTACCACCAACAGACTACTATTGCTCTGTAGCTTTGGAAGTATCTGCATCCTGCTTTTTTCCTGCATCATCCAATTGGTTTCTTACAGCAGTTCTTGCTTTATCGTAAGTAGTAGCTACTTTATCAACTTTTGATAGTTTCTCTTTAGTATCCTCTTTTAGAGGTAACTCTTGAACTACTACTTTTCCACCTTTATAAATTGATTTACCTACATTGTAAGCACCATCTGTTGCACAGCCTGTAAAAAGAAAACCTAAACAGATTACACCTAAAATTAATTTTTTCATCTAAACTCTCCTTTGAATGTGATGATTTTTTCATCTGATACAGACTCTTTTCCATCTGCAAAAGATTTTTCGCCATACTTCACTACTGCAATAAAGTATTTTGTTGCTCTTAAAAGTCGTGGAACTGTAAGCCATCCACCTGTATTGATGATAAGTGCTGTCATGTTGTATAAAAACATCACATCAGTAAACATCTTATCAAGCCAAGTTAATCCATACTTATAACCGAAGTCATGTGGACAACAACAAATCTTGCTTATATCTAAGCCATACAATGTATTTGGTACTAACTTCCCAGATAGGTCTAAATCACTACCACAACCGTTGCAATCTTCTTGGATTGCTTTTTCTCTATGTTCCCACCATTCTTTTGGTGCATAATAAGGTAAATTCATAGTTTGTCCCTGTTTACTAAAAGCATTTTTTCAATTCCTTGTCTTACTTTTTTGATAACCATTGCAACTGCATCAAACTCTTCTATCTCTTCTTTAGCTATGCAACTGTAAACATTTCCAAAGATTGAGTAAGTTTCACTTATGATTAGAACTGATACGAAGATTTGAAGATATAGTTTGAAGTCCAGATTTATTCCTTTTGCCATGAAAGCCAAAGCAAAAACCAAAAGGAGAATAGATCCTTTTGTTATCATTCCTGCTATTGCTCTATAACTTCTAAGTGAGCCTTTAAGAATAAAAACTTTTAGTACCCCTGTAAAGTAATCAATTAAAAGTAAGATTGCCAATATCACTACAGGCTCTACAGGTAAGTTTAAATACACTAAAACAGGAGTACATGGAATGTAAAAGAAGTTTGCAAGTGTAGGAGTAGCTACTGCTTTAACAGACACCCTACACCTCTTCCCAAGAGATAAGGTCTAACTCTTCTACTGTAGCTGCATTTGAGATTTGCACTTTTAATTCTTTATATCTAAAGAAAGCAGTTCGCCATGCTTTAGCTATAAGACCAGATAACTCTAAAGCTTCAGAGAATGTCATAATATTTGGTTTATCATCTACATCGATGATTTTAACCTCTGTTTCTTGTAAACTTTGAGCCAACTCAACAGCACCTGCTATTGCACTTGCAGATGCATCTCCACCTTTATATAAAATATCTTTATATGGTACAGGTTTTGTTGATTCTGTTCGGTAGGTTGTTGCCAACATTTCAATTTTATTATCTTTCATTTTTTTAAATGCAAGGATATTAGCTTCATTGATAACTTCACTTTCAACCTTTGTTTTATCATCAAGATAAATAAAATCTTTTCCAATCATTGCGATTTGTTTACCAGTTATTTCACTGATACACTGCTTTAAGCTAACTGCTTGTTGTTCCATAAGTCATACTCCCTTTTGATGTAAAATTTAAGATTTGAACTATCACAAGTTTTTATATGCCCAGTCCAAGAACCTAAAAACTTTTCAAGTTGTTCAAAATCATTATTTAGTTTGTACTTTTTGATTTTTCTTTTAGCACGAACCACACTGTCTTTTCTTATGAGTTTATATTTTTCTCTTATTCTGTAACCCAAAAAATTTAAACCTTTACTTTCAACACTATTGATAAACCATTTACTAAACTTTAGTTTCATAAACATTGAAATAAATCTTTGAAGCACTCTTTGAATATAGATAAGCTTTGACTTATCATTTAAAAGAATAACTGTATCGTCCATGTATCTAAAGTAGTGTTTGATTTTCAGTTTTGTTTTGATAAATCTATCAAAAATATGCCCGTAGATATTTGCAAAAAGTTTAGATAATAAATTACCGATATGAATACCAACATCATTGATAAAAAGTTTCAATAACTTCAAAACTTTTAAATCTTTGATTTTGTTTGATATTTCCTTACTTTCATTTTTCAGTTCTTCTTGAATTAAAAAAAGGTTATGTTCTAAATTCTCTTTAAAAACTAAATGACTTGAACCGTATCTATTACCACCAGCAACTGCTTTATTATAAGCAAGTCTGATATTATCTATATCAACGATTTGTTCAAATAGATTTTTGTATTTTTTACCCATTAAATTATTTTCCTTAATTGCTGTCTTATAGTTTCTATTTTTCAATACTCCTATTTTTACAGACCTCGTAATGTGTTTACTTGCGTAGGACAAAAAGCTGACCATTTCATTTAAAGGTCGCACCATTAAAGCCTTAACTGTTAATGAGTGCAAAAAGCATAAATGCTCACAGACAGCAACAAACCCATTATTCCAATTCGTATTCCAAACATAATTGTTCAAATTCAAGTTCCGAGAACCCGACAAGTTAGTGGTGCTGTTATCTTTTTGCCCTGTAATAGTTGTCATTTTTTAATCCAACTATTTAAAATACTTCCAACTTCAGCAAGTTTGATTTCACAAACTTGTTGCTGTTTTTTAGAAAGCAGTTTTCTTTTATCGTTTGCTAAAAATCTCAAATAAAATCTGATTGTTGCCAAGTTTCCATCAGCTTCATAAAGTCTTGATTTTTGATTTGATTTTATAGCTTTGTAGAAAATATCTACTTGTTGAAAAATAGTGTCAATAAACTTTTGTTTTACATATCCATGTTTTCTATCAATATTTTGAACAACTGGATAAACATAGTTTACAAACTCTTCATATTTTTCAATTATCAGTAGATTATTCATCGTTCGTTTTCACTCACTTATCAAGGTTCAAGTGGTCACAGACAGCAACAAACCCACTATCCCAACCCGTATACCAAACATAACCGTTCAAATTCAAGTTCCGAGAACCCGACAAGTCAGTGGTGCTTGTTCCTAATTCATAACCCCCAAGTCGTGTTGCAACTGGTGAATTAGAAGTTGCATAAAGCTGACCTCTACCATCAGTTAAATCACTTCTAAATGCAAAATCAGTTGAACCATATCCATTGAGGATTTGACCACCCCAATAGTATTGAACACCAACAGCCATTTCAACACCCCATTTACTTTCAAATTCAGGGTAGTGTTGTATTACACCAGTTCCAGTTGCATATCCAAGTTCTTGAAGTGATTTTTGCTCAACTACCCCATAAGAAGAATTAGAAAATTCATCGTATGAAATCATTCTCATACCAACTTCACTTACGATTTCATTTGCTTCATACCAAGTCAAAGAACCATAGTTAATAGTTCCATTTCCACCTTTTGAAAGTGGAACTTTTGGAAATTTTCTTCCATAACTTTCAGCACCACCTGCAAGTTTTGCTGGTGTTGTTCCATCAAGTGCAAAACAAGATGAATAACCTCTGATTGCATAATCTTCATCAGCTGGATAAATATCTCTCCAAAAAAGCTCATTTACTAAAACTTTTCCTTCAGGTCTTTTGTTTGCTGGTTTCCAAGTCAAATCCCATAAGGAATAAGCTTTAATACCTCTATTCTTAACCATATCTGCTTCAGTTTTTAAAGCATTTGCTGGTAAGACTTCACTTTCTCCAGTTAAACCATAGTGAAAACCCCCTATTTTTCTAGTTGTAGCAGTCGTATATCCTTGAGGTGCTGTTGCATTAGCCGATAAGACAAAAGTTCCGTCTTGTCTTGCATAAACATAATAATCTTTTCCAGCGACTTTTAAACCAGTATCAAGACCAGTTTCTAAAGATAAATTAAAATCAGCTTCTCTCTTCACAACCACATCACCAACCTTGACAATAAGTCCAGCTGGGATAACTATGCTTGACGGACTATCTTTTATAAATAAAACACTATTTTTATTTGGCTTTTCAAATATGTTTACAGAAGTTTCAACATTTTCTAAAGCTGTATTCATTTGACTAAGACTTACAGCTTCATCATCATTTTCTGCATCTTTTACTTTGAAAAGATTTGATGCACTTCCATTTTTTAGTGCATACTTATTAAACTCATCGAATAATGGTTTATCTAAATCATATAAAACAGTCCAATAGTCTGGATTAGTTGCAGGGTCTTTTGGTGCAGTTCCTGTATCGTTATGAGTTTGTTTACAAAAATAGATTTTGTTGTTTCTTCTACAAATATCTATATTATTTGCAGTAGCTTCATAGTATTCATCTGGTTCCCAGAATGAGATTGTTTTTTTCTTAAGATGATTTAGATTTTCAAAAATCATCTTAAAAAGTTTGTTAATTACATGACCATGAATTGTTGGATTCTCTGGTGTAACACCTAAAAGTCGTAAAGACTCTGGAATATCGATAACTGTACCCTCTGTACAGAAACCGTTTTCTAGTTCTGGATTTTCGTTTGCATTTGCCATTTTCTACCTTTAAAGAGGAAAATAAAAAGACCAAGTGATGTTGTCATCGAAGTCTAATTTTGTTCCCTTGATGTTATCGAACTCGCAGGAAAAAAGAGAATACGGAGATTTAAAGAACTGATTTGTTGTTTCTGGTAGTACAGGTGTTAAATCTTTTATCAAAATATCATCTACATCAAGTAAATCATAGTTTTCAATAATAAAATATAACTCATACTCAAACAGCTGTATATATACATCTACACCAAATACCTCTTTAAATAGATATGAAAATTCATCTATACTCCCTCTAAATCCTGTAAGTTCACAATAGGCTCTTATGATTCTTTTGAACTCATTATCTCCTACCTTGAAATAGTTTAATTGACCAAAATAAAAAGGCTTTGTTGTTTCTTTATCACTAAAGATATATTTATCTTCAAATGGATTAAAGAACTGATTTAACTCTTCATTGTTGATTGTTGTTTTTGGTCTTTTTACACCTTTTATAACTCCAAACCAATCAAGGAATGGTCCTGTTGCATTGTCTATACTTTTTAAGTTTCGTAAGATTTCTGCTTTTTGGATTTGATTATCAAAAGATGAGATATGTATTCTCAAAAGGTTTTTAAAATTTTCCCCTTTTGAGAGTGTTTCTGGTATTCTTGATAGTGCTAATTTTTCTATTTTAGTCATATCACACCTACTCTATTACCATGATGATTAAGTCTTGATTTCCAAGAACTGCATATTGGTTATATAAGATTGGGATATTGTCGTATGCATCATTGATTTTTATATCAATAGCTTCTATGCCTGTAAAGAAAGAATTGTTATTGTTAAAATCCTGTTGAACAGGGATGTATAAAGCGTCTATCAAAACATCATTTGCAATTTTAAATTTATATTGGAAAAAGTCTAAAACTGATTGTTTGATTACACCCACATCGTTTGGATTAAACTTGCTATTTTTAGTGATAGTTACTTTTACAGTTAAACTCACAGGCTCTGGTCGTGAGAAGTTCACTATATACTCTTTGTTACTTACATCAGATACCACTACCTCTTGAGTATTTCCTACAAGATTTCTATCTGCAATACTTGATTTAAAAATAGTTTTAGCGATACTCTTTTCATCTCCACCAAGTACAACAACCGATGTACTTTTTGCAGGGATTCCATTTGTATCTGTTACAAGAGTTTTATTTGATTCTATGTTTACAAACTTTACATTTTGAAGATTTAAAAGTTTTAATTGTATATCTTCATCAATGTTAAGTGAGTTATCATATGCAAGTAGTCTTTTTCTTAGGTCTGCATTTGACTCTATATCAAATCCAACTATTCCATCATAAGGATTTGTTACAGTTACATCTTGAATATCAACTGTTGTGATAGTTCCTGCATCACATACTACTCTTCCAGAGTTTACTGCTGTTGCATAAACTGAAAAAATACCACCTGTTATCACTCCCCTTTCATTTGTAGTGAACTCTTCATCTGTAAGTGTATTTTTTACAATAGTTCCTTTTTCGATTATAGTTCCATCTGGTCCACTAAACTTGACTAACACTATTGAATGTTCATCTTTTTTCTTTTTTATTCCTCTAAGAAAGCAAAGATTTTCAAGACCTGCATCAATAGCTTCATATGGAGAGTTTTGTATAAAAGCCTGTTGAGTGTTTTCATCTGCTATCTTTTTGATTTCAGCAGTAATTGCAAGGTCATTACCAAGTGCAGAAGTTGGTGCTATATCTACAAGTCCAAAAGTACCTTTATATTTATCTTGAAAAAATTTCATATTTTCATCAAGAGTTTTTATTGTCAGTTTTCCGTTTTCATCAAACATATCTATTCCTTATATTCCAAAATTATCTACTACAGCACTTTGACCATCTACACTATGAGCGATGAAGCTTATATATGCTGTACTCTTTTCTTTTTTATACTCCAACTTCCAATCTGTGATGGTGTCAAAATCTTCCATTTGCTTTTTTAGAGTAAATAAAATAAATGACTCTAAAACCTTATGATTAAAGTTTTCACTCATAACTGTGTGGTAGTCCACCCCTTTGTCTGTATCATAGACAAACTCTTTTTTCCATGTATTTAGTACGAGTAGCACCCTTTGAGCAAAACTATCTGTTTTTGTAAAAGATATGTCATAGTCATAGTGTGTACCCTCTAAATTCAATGGATTTACTTTAAAATCATTCATGAACCAAATCCCCCAAATTTGTTTGCAAGTGTTTCAAACTCATTTATATATGTTGCTATCTCATCTGAGTTTGTAAGTAATAAATTGTATGTTTCATCTCTTGATTGAGATAGTGTTGTTGCAAGACCTTTTAAAGTTGTAGCTACATCTTTACAAAGTGAGATAAGTTCTTCTCCTGTTGCTGTTGCTGTTATGCTTATACTTGGTGCAGATAGTGCCATTGTTGTTGATGCAGTTGCATTGTATGTTTTTGAAGTAAAACTTATACCATCTGTTGCAGTTGCACTTATACTTTTGGCATTGATATTTGTGCTTAGAGTTGATTTCCAATTGATAGCTGCATTTGATGTTATGTTTGTATCTTTTTGGGATATTAACTCAATCTTCTTATCTGTTTTTATCTCTATTGCATCCATGTTATAAGTGATTTTATTTTTTTGATTTGTTGCACCTATAAGAAAAAAAGCATTATTTTTGCTAAAGTCTGTTTTTGCATGAGGATCAGTTCCATCTTCTATCCATGAATATAAATCATGCTTTGAAAATATAAGTATCCCCTTTGTACCTTTTACCATTGTTGGAGTTGTTATATATGATGTAGGATTTCCAAATAAAGAGATTGGAATATCTCTTAAAGTGATTCCCTCTTTATCAAGTGTACAAGTAAGTTCATTTTCATCTGCATTAAAAGATACTATTGTTGCAGGTTGTGATGTAAAAATCATACCTAATTCATCTCTAAAAAGTTTATCCATATATTCATATAGTCTATTTTCTTGATTATCCAATGTTTAATCCTTTCACATATGTTTTTGCTACTGCTTTTGTGTAGTTGTCAAATTCATGTGTAAATTCAGATATTCTATAAACTCTATTTTCAAATTTTTGTTTATAGGTATATGGAGATGCTAATTTTCTAACAATACTTTTTGCTTTTACTTCAAATCCAAGACCTAGTTTAATTTTATGATTTAGAGGTATTTCAACAACTATATCTTTGAGTGATAATCTTGGAGACTTAAAAAACTTATCAAATAATAAAGGCTTTGTTTTATTTGGTACAGTAGTTCTATCTTGTAGCTTTACTACTCCATCCTCTTTGATAACCTCTGTATTGCAATCTTTGAACATATTTTGCAATGCTTTCATCACATCGCCCTCTTTTTTGTACTCTACTACCATTCCTTTTAGCAAACTTCCTTTAGCTTTAGCACACTCTTTAAATGCACTTGTATCAATACCAAAGTTTGATATGAGTTTTCCCATCTGGTTAATTACTTGGTCGTTTGAAGTACCTTTTAGTATCTCTACATATTGTGGTTGAGTGTATGGGTTTGTTTCTATGTCACTACAATATAAAGTACATACCCAAGAAGTACCTACATACTCATTTGGGCAGTTGATAACTTTTCCAGAAAATAGGATTTTTCCATCTAAATAAATTTTAACTTTTGGTAATGATTCAAGCTTTGTAAGTGTTTTTTCAGATATATTAAAAACTTCACATTTTGCACTATTTGGAAGTGTTAAGTTACTCTTTGTAATTTTGCATTTTATATGCAAATTCACATCGATAGTATCTTTATCATTTAAAACTATTTCAATCTTTCGTGTTGAGTTAGATACTTCCATCTATGAACTCCAATGTAAAAGTAGTAATATCTGCATAAGTTCCACTATCAGCCTGTAAAGAAAAAAGTTTTATAAACTCATTTTCATAGTCATTTACTATTCTTGTATCTCCCTGCACCAGAACATCATCTTTAAATATTTGAAAATAAAAAAAGTCAAAAGTATTGTTATATAAAATATCTACCTTGATTGTTTCATTTTCATTTGAGTATGTCTGATATAACTCAGTTGTTAGTTCATGTATCATTGTCTTACACTCTGCTTTCCAATCTCTGGTGCAAGATTGAACCTAGTTAAATTTTTAGTGATTGGTAGTTGTTTTAAATCAGCACTAAAAGTTAAACTTTCAGTATCTTCTACTGATACTTTTATGCTTAAAATTGCCATATCTTCAAATGGTTCAAACTGTAGAGGTGTTGTGATTTGTAGAAGTTGTTTTGCTTTCCAAAGTGCATATAAATCTTTCCATGCTCTAAGGCTCTTTGAGTTTGAAAGATATTTATTTCCCATAAGTGTTGCTAAGTTTGTATTACTTAGTTGTTTTGCCTGTTCCACAAAGGTTTGAGGTAAATCAGAGATAACAGCACTTAATGATATTTTGATTGGTTCATTATGGATTCCATCTGCAACCATAGAACCATCTTCATAAGGATGTTCACTCACTATATTTGAAAGAGTAATATCTTGTGATAATACTGCATCAAGTTCTATATTTCCAAACTTTGAGTTTTTGTCAAAGTAGCTTAGGTTAAATACTTGCAAATCCATCTTAATACCCCGATGGATTTGATATTTCAGTTATTGCTTCAGATATGCTCTTACTTTTAGCATCAACTGTTGCACTTATATGGTAGGTATTTGATGTAGTTGTTGAACTTGTACTACTTGAGTCTACCATCGTTGGATTTGTAGATGCTTGAGGTTTATCATCTCCACCAAAACCAAAGAATGAACTCACTTTACTTCCCATACTATCAATCTGTTTACTTATTCCACCAAATAAATCAATATTTGAAAATAGACCCAATAACCAATCAACAAAGTTTGAGAATATATCTTTAATAGAGTTCAGTAGATTTTGAACTACATCAATTTGATTTGTTAAAAATTCACTAAAACTTATCTTACCTGTAATCAAATCCCAGATATTAAAAACACTATCTTTAAAATATGTAAATATAGCCTTGATACTATCAAACTGCATCTGGAACATTGCACCAAGATTTGGAAAGTTTGCCTTAAACTCTTCAAAGCCCTGTACTATATTGTTAAGCCATCCACCTATTACACTATCATTCCCTTTTATGAAGTTCATAATGTCATCAAATGCAAGAAATACGGCAGTTATAAGTGCAATTGTTGCTATAAGTGGAAGTTGCCACAATAGCAGTAATCCTGCTATAACTGTAATAACTACTTTCATTCCCCCAAGATGTTCCACAACTCTACCTATAAGAGATAAAAAGAATTGAGAACCATTGATAATTGCATCTAAAAATGTTCTAAGACCAGATGTCAAAAGTTCCCTATTTGCTTTCATGAACTCATTAAATTTTTTCATAAGATTTGTAAATAGTGGCATGATAGAGGTCATTACTTTATTTGCAAGACCTTTTAATATAGTAGTTGTTTTTAGAAGTGTATCATTAAAGTTTGCACTCTCTTGATAATCCTGTTGAGATAGCAATATTCCCATCTCTTCAAGTTCTTTTTTCTGTTGTCTTATTGCTTCACTTCCACCATCAATAAGATTTTTCATATCAGCAGAACCAAGCAGTCTTTTTGCTAAGTCTGATTTTGTAGCTTCATCTTTTACTTTTCCAAGTCCATCTATAACTGCATTGAAGTAATCTTCATTGTTTTTATAGGCTCTTGGATTTACTCCGATTTGTGCAAAAGCTTCATAATCTGCTGTACCTTTTCTAAATCCCTCTTTTTGCTCCTGTAGTTTGTCAAGCACCTCTCCAACTTTAGAACCTGCAAGACCTGCACCCTCGAAACTGTATTGCATAGCTTGTAATGAGTCTATTGCTATATCTTTGTTTCGTGCAAGTTTTCCAAGTTCATCATTTGCACCTGCGAACTCTTTTACTACTGCAAAAGTTCCTGCAAGTGCAGTTGATGCAACACCAACAGCAGTCATAAAAGATTTTGAAACATTTGCAAATCCCTCTTTGATACTGTCTAATGAGTCTTTATCCCATTCAGCACCAAGTGAATATGTTAAATCTCCTATTTTCATACTTTATGACCTTTCATAATTTCCATCTCTTTTGATTGTAAGTCCACCTTTTTGTTTTGGACCTGTAGAAGAAGAATTGTTTTGATTGTTTTTAATTTGAACTTTCTCAATCTCTTTTGTAAGTAGATTAAATTTTTCTAACCTCTCAAAATCTTCAAATTTCATTTTAAAAACCTTATCGTGAGAGATAAGTTTTGCCTTAACCAAAGAAAGACAACGAATTTCCATTATGGATAGTTCGCTGTCTTTAATAAGTTGAGTTATCTCTTTGTTGATACTATTTGTTGATTTTGAGTCTTTGACTTTCCCACTCCATTTGCCTTTTGCATAAGGTGTTGAATAGTCATCGCAAAAACGATACTTAAAGTTTCAAAGTCTCCAATAAACTCTTTTTCATAATCAATCGGTGTATTTTTCTTTTCATCTCTTTTAAGAACAAATCCACCAACTACATATTTGATAATATCTGGCTCGAAGAAGTTTAAAAACTCAGATATATCCTCTTCTTTGCTATCATCTAAAGAAGTTCCAAGACCAGACATTGCTTTTGCAATTTTTCTTGTAAATTTGATAGATTCAGTTGTAGTTTTAAAACTTCTTACTACATAGATTTTTTTTAACTCTTCAATCCTTGCATCCATCAACTCTTTGTTTTTTTGTTTTTGTGATTCAAGCTCTTTTTTATTCATCTTACAGACCTTTCATCTCTACAAAGTTTTTAATAACTGCTTTGAACTCTAAGTCTGGCATTTCTGTATTAACATCAAGTCCACCTGCTTCATGGATTCTACACTCTAAAGCATCTACAGTAATACCAAGAGATTCCCATACAAATACAAAAGGAACTATTGCACTTGTTTTTTCAAAAAATTTCATAAATTTAACAGCTCCACTATCAGCCTGTAAGAAGATAGATACTTCCATCTCCATAGCTGCTAAGTTTTGTTTCATCCATGCAGTTTTGTCTAAACCTTTTTTTGATTTAAAAGGTTCTGGAGGTGCAGGAAATTTAATAGCATTTTCTGCAAAACCTGTTACCTCTTTACCACCAATATTTAAGTAAAAATCATTATCTACCATCTAATTAACCCTCTCTTTCGATATTGAATTGCGTATCATCTTTAAATGCTGTAAATTTCAATGTAACCCATTTAAGAGTACCTGCATCAAGATATTTAATCTCAACTTCTAGTTTTGATTCTGCTCTTAAAGGTGTTAAGAACATCAAATAAGAAGCACCCAACTCTTCATCATCTTCAGCGATGATTTTTTGTTTTTGTGCTTTTCTAAGATTTACATTTAAAGCAGTTGTGATTTTTCTAATATCTTTTTTGTTAAAAGAGATATTTGAGTTATTTAGCAAGATTTCATATACAGATTCAATACTTGTAACACTTACAAAGATTTCCCCTGCTACTGATTTGATGTTTTCTCCACTTCCTGTTGTACCTTGTTTAGTGAAAATATATTTTTTTCTCTCAGTATCGTATGCATTACACTCTTTATTAAGTAAGTTTGTCATTTCACTTGATGATAGATTTGAAGAATCAACCCCACTAAGAACAAGAAACTTAGCAGATACAAGTCCGATTTTTTCTCCTAAAAATCTTGAAATAAAAGCCATATCAAGTCTTTTTGTTGCATGATACCAAACATGAGTTTTTCTAAGTCCAAGTGCTTTTACTTTTGAAGCCAAGTCAGTTTCATCAAGTGCAATTACTTTTGCATCATTTGTATAAGCTGCATACATGAACTCTTGAGTTTCTACATATTTTGCTAATTCTATAAGTTGGTCATCTGAATGAACACTTACAACTGTTACACAGAAAAAGTCTGTATCTAATATTGCATCTAAGTCCACCATCGTTGCACTCAATGTTCCAATATCAGTATTTGTATCATCTGTTTTTGCAACAATTACTGTAATAATCTTTGGTTCTTGCATAAATAGAAGTAATCCTGCTTGAACTAAGTCATCATGTGTGTTATCTTCCAAAAATGCTGTACTACTTTGGTACACTCTAAAAGGCTCTGGAAAATCAGCCTTATCCGTTAATATAAGTACACTATCAAAAGTTGTTTTGTCATAACTTCTTTGTGAGACTGTACTAGCTAAAACACTATCTCTATTGTCTGCCATATTTCATCCTTTATAATTTGTTTGAAACTTTGATGTCAAATTCTTTAATAATTGGACTTTGTTCAACTACTAAATCATCGCTTATAAGTTTTACTGTTGTTGTTAAACCTTGTTTAACTTTTACATCTCGTAGTGATGAGATAGGGCTAACAGCACCAAGCCCTAAGAAACCAAACCCAGCCTCTTTTAAAAAGTCTCTAAAATCTTCCTGTAAGAAAGAATTTTCAAAAGTTGCCATATTGGTATAACAGTCAGTACCTCTGAAATCAACTCTTACATTTACATATTTTGTTTTTTTGTAATTGAAAGCTTTTATATCTTCATTTAATTGTTCACTACCTATGAAGTTTTCATGTGGAGAGGTTGGAGTAAGATTTAAAATATAAAAAGCACAGTAGTTATCTGACTCTTTAAAAGTTTTTGATGCATCATAAACCTCTAAATTTTCAATGATATTTTTTACATATCCACTTATTGCAGTTGCAGTTTTTTTATACATTTGCAACAGCCTTATATATAGAATGGTCACTAAAATCTTGATTTTCTAAAACTGTATAATCCAAACCATTAAAAGGAACAATATCAGCAAGTTTAAGAAGTTTTGCATCACAGTAAATCTGAATAATAGAGATTGTATAACTATCTTCATTTTGTTTATTAACTAACTTTGTACCTTTATCGTATATTGCTAGTTCTACTGTTTTATCACTTCTATTTTGTATTTGAGTTCCATCTGGTCCAGATGATAGAGAGTCTAATCTTGATATAGTATATTCTTGAAGTTCTTTTTTAAAAATTGTTGATGCTTTCAACTTATATCCTTACAAATGAAACAGAACCATAAATACAACCCTTACTGTTTGAAGTTGGAGAGTGTTGTATCCCTGCTAATGTATGTTTAATATCATCAACCATTTCATTTCCTAATTTATCAAGCTTTTTATCTATGTTTTTGTTGCCCTGTTTAGCAATTTGCATAAATCGTTTTTGATACTTGATTTTATTATCTTCAAAGGAAATTTGAAGATACGGAATAAAGTTTTTATTTGTGAAGTTTATTTCATTTGCTTTATGAATTGCAGAGTATCCATTTTTATCCTCTTCATGTGATATTGGATTTTCTTTTGGATACCCTGCTTTGATTCTAGTTTCAAGTTTTTTAATATCTTCAAAAACCTGTTTATAGAATTTTTTAGATTTAACTTTTGCTTTTAGTCGCATAGTACAGCACCTACATATCGTACTGTTTTTTTAAGTGCTAAATATTTTTGACCATACTTTGTTTTAGAGTAGTAAAGTGAGTATTCATTTGTAGCTACATTTTTGATTGTTCTACTTCCACCATTTATAGACCTTGATACTTCAAGACTTCCATCTGTATCCTCATCTAAAAGTGCTAACTCATGAGCCACTAAAAGAAAAAGTAAAGTTTGATATTTAGCACCTGCAGTATTTTCACTTAGAAGAGTTTTTGACTCTTCCAAGATAGGTGTAACAACATCATCTGATATAGTTTCAAATTCTGTATATCTTGTTTTGAAAGTTGCTACATCACTCATGATTACTACTTAAATCCATTTTGGATGAAATTAGCAACTTTTACTAATTCATCTTGAGTAAGGTTAGCTTTAAAAACTGCACTTGTAGTTTCTTTTGGAACTTTTAAAATACATTTTTTATTATCCAACATAACAGTAGTTTTGTCATACTTTTTATCAAAAGTTTTTAAAGTAATAGTATGCTTTTTATGGTTCTGTGAAAATGAAGCCACTTGAATTGGAGAATGTACACTTTTTTGGTTCATTATTTATCTCCCTCTTGATTAGCTGCATCTGGATTTGTTTCATTGTTTTCAGAGTTTGCACCTGTATCATCTGCTTTGATTTCGATACCTAAAGATTCAAGTATCATTGTTGCAAGTTCAGTTTCATCTTTACCTGTAATACCTTTGATTTTGTTATCTTTACAGTATTGTTTCATCTCATCAACAGTTAAAGCTTTTTTCAAAGATTCAAGTGTTTTTTCATCTGGTAAGACAACAGGCTCTGGACCTTTGTTTTTATTCTCATCTTTTTTTGCACCTGTATCAGCACCTGCAGTATCATCTAATTTAACGATACTTTTTTGTTTTGTATAAAATGCAATATCTTCATCTGTGATATGTTCATTTTCTACTTCATGACCTGCACCTAATGGTAAAGACTTTCTAGTCTTACCATTTTCCATATAGTTTAAAACTATAAGTCTTTTTGATTGATTTTTAATTCTCATGATTAAATTCCTTCCATATCCCAACAGCTAAGTGGTTTTTTAAGAGTAGTTCCACCGATTGAGAAGTCAGCAGGAACTTTCATACCTAAATCATCTGGTTGTGGTGCTTTGAAGTTAATCATGTGACCCCATTGAAAAGATACTTTTCTTTTGTCAAACTGATAAATTCTCATAGTGTTACTTGGCATTTGAGCCGAAGATTTAACCTGTGATTTATCACTTAAGAACACCGAACTATTTACGATAAAATCTAAGATAGTTTTATCGCTGTTATCATTTAATGGTGTTGTAGCGATATAAGAGTATTTCGCAGTTGGTAAAAGTAATCTGTTTGTTTTAGAACCAACTTTAAATTCTACCTCTTTTGTTGCTTCAAAAGCAGTTGAGAACAGGTGGTTAATATCTGCTAAGATTTGCTTTGGTGTTTTATCACTCCAATCCGTTCCACCGATTGGTGCTACACTTGGTACATCTGGGTTATTGAAGAATCCAACAATACCTCTTTTTTCATCCCCATAAAAAGCAATATCTTGAGCAAGTTGTAGTGAAGCTTGTACAGCAGTTTCAGCTTTTAACGAATCTAAAGACCCACCAAGTTTAGAAACTCTTTGTAAATCTTTAAGAGTATATTTATACCCTGTATTACCATCAAACAATGGTGCTTGTTTCATACCGATGAAGCTATCAACCCAAGCTATTTTTCCATCTGGATTTGCAAGTTGAGCTTTTCCTGCTTCAGTTACATAGTAGTATGCAAATGATGTTGCAGTTGGGTCATTGTAGTTTACTACAGGTAGAATATCTTGAAATACAATATCAGGATAATCTGTTTTGTAAGCTTCAGTTTCAACTTTTACTAAAGCACTTGCCACATTCTCAGGATTTACATCAGCGATACTATCACTTGCAACTAATCCTGCAACAACTTTTGAAAGTGCTATTTTTCTTTCTTCATTCATGATTCAACCTCTTCTTATAAATTTACTTCAATTTCTACTAGACCAGCAGAAGTCAAAGTTTGTGCAAATTTTGCATTTACTGTTTTTGCTTTAGCTGTATCATCATCGGCTCTTACATCTCCGATTTCTAAAGCACCATTAACTGTATGTCTTACATATACAGTATCTCCCTCTGTACAAGCAGTTTCACAATAAACGAATGGATTTCCACCCTTTAAAAGAAGAACATCATCCCCTGCTGTGATTGTTGGGTCTTGCATAGTTGAAGTTTTTGCAACTACACCTGCAATTACAGAATTTTCATCAACAATATTTGCTACTCCATCTGCACCATCAGTTACAAATTTACCTACTTTTACATCTTCACTTGCAACTGTATTTTTACTTTTTGTAGGATTGCTATTTGCAACACCACCTAAGAACCCTGCACCTCTTGGTGCGATACTTGTTTGAATTGCTCCACTCATTATTGATTACCTCCATATTTAGTATCAAATCCGTTTTTAGCTTCATCAACTTTTTTTGCTTGTTCATCTAAAGCTTTAGATGGTTTGATTGTCATAGCATTTTTGTATGAAGAATCAGCACCTTTTAACTGTAATGCGATGTTGTCAAATGCATATCCAACATACTCAGCAGATTTACCATCTAATGCTAAGTCTGGATTAAACTTTTTGATAACTTCTTTTTTGATTGTTAATGCATCTTTACCTGCATACTCAATCTCACAATCTTTAGCTACTAACATTACACTTGCAAGGTCCATAGCTACTTTTTCAATTTTTGCAGAGTCCATAGCAGGAGTTTTTTTAGTATCTACCATTGCTTGTAATCTGTCATTTGCTTCATTAAGAGTTTTAATCTCTTCATCTTTTGATTCAATCTCTTCATCTTTAGATGCAACCTCTTCTTTTAATGCTTCAACCTCTTCATCGTTCCCTTTGTTTGCACAAACATCAGATGACATTTGATAAATTTTATCAGCTACCGATTGCACAGCTTCAAAAGATTCCTCTGATACTTCAATCTCAATGATCACTTTATCAGTTCCATCAGGTTGTTTAACCTTGAAAACTACTTTTTTCATTCTTTCTCCTATTTTTAGATTTGGATTTTTGTCAAATGCCAAAGAACAAGCAGACCCACATCGACCTGCTTGAACTATGGCAATATGATTAGGTTTTATATCTGTTTGGATATAGTCGTATTGTTGATTTTCAACCATAGTGATTGCATACAAATACCCTGCACTAAGTTCTACTTTTCCGTTTGTAATATCCTCAATTGTAGAAAGGTCATAGATTGTTATCTCACATTGAAGATAAGCATTATCTATAACCTCTACCTTTGAAGATACAAAACCTACTGCATGATATTTAGTATTTGTATTTGTTAGTAATTCTCTTGGATGTTCATTTGTGATAACAACTCTTTGGAACTCTTCTAAAACTTCTTTTTTAAATACTTCATATGGAGACCTGTACTCTTTGTAAAGTTTTGTTTGTTCAAAATCTTCACTTATCTCAGCACCATATCTCTCTTGGATTCCTGTACGAGCAAAAATACACTT